ATCTCGTACTTGAGTGTATCGTGCATTACATAGTCTTGCATTTTTAGAATCTTCCGTCAATGAAAGAATGGTTGATGCACCCAGTTGGTTTAAAGCTCCGTTACAAATATCAACAACTGATGCCATACTTTTTATAAATCTCCTCTTGGGTTAGACCTTGCTCATCTTTTTTTTGTTTGGTTCTACTATTAATATCTTTTTCATTAATAATTTCAACCAAAGCATATCTATATACCCTAGTATCGTCTTGCCATTGAAAATGCAATAACTGTTTAGGTTCTTTGTATAAACCTAGATTTCTAGGATCAAAGTCATTCTTTGTCATGTTTAAGGATATATTTGCGTCTTAGTTTTCTAGGATGGGTAAGCTGTTGCCAGATCTCATCATCCGTTCTACATTCTTTAATATTAAATCCATGATGTGCTTTGGATGTATGTTTAAAGCGATCTACAAGCACATACCTATAAAAATAATCGCCTTTTTTTAAATGAATAAATGTTTCTAGTTTCTTAGTTGTTTTCATAAACTCGGGGGGTGTTACCACCCCCCATAGTTACAATTAGTCTACTGTGTAGAAAATTGCTACTTTGAAAGTACCAGTTGAAGTACCTGTTGTTGTGATCACGATATCAGTCGCAGCTGAATATTCATAACCAAAACCAGCGATAGCATTCAATCTAGTCAAAGTTGCTGAAGAGGCAGTATCAACAGATGTAATAAATCTGTCGGGATCACCCGCATCACCCACAGTCGCAGTTGTAGCTGTTCCCATGTCGTCAGCGTGTAACACTACATCATATACGATTGCACCTTTTGGTAACTTAGCAACATTAATTGTTCCTGCTCCAAAAGAAGATGCTTCGTAAGTGTCATACTGTACTCTTACTTTTCCACCCCATTGCGATACGTCAACCATATCCTTAGGAGTGTTTTCGCTTAATTGGTAATTTACGCCATTAGCCATATTTATATCCTCCTATGTTTACGCTTCGTACGCTTGGATTTCTACTACTTTTTCTTCTTCCATTCTAGTCGCACCGAAAGACGCACAGTAGTAAACTTGAGTTGCATAACCTTTGTCAGCTCTCTCATCTATTCTTGCTGTTACATCTTTTCCTACGCCAAGACCAATTCCGTCCATAGCATAAGCGATACACTGTCTGTTAGAACCAGTAGTATTCAATCTGTTTGACACAATAAAGTTAAAGCCTAAGAAAGAATTAATCTCTCCGTTAGCTAATGCTTTTACTGTGTTGAAGTCACTTGAAGTCACTTCAGTTGTACCTAATAAATCAGTGATTTGTTTAGGCGACACAATGATGAACCTTGCGATTGACGGATCAACGCTGTTTAAGTCTAGGATCTCTTTTGCAGATCTTAACTTAGCGATTGTTAAACCATCAGTTCCACCTTCAGTTATCTTCTGACCAGAAGGTAACGCAGTTGAAGTAGAACCCGTTTCACCAGTAAATGCAGTTCCTATTGCAGCACTGATTATTTCATCATCCATAGCTCTACCCATAGCGTAAGCTGCAGCTTGAGCATAAGATGAAGTTGGATCAATTAAAAGTCTCACTTTGTCTTGATCGTCAATTAGGTCAGCGAATTCATAATCCACAAGAGATACTCTTCTTCTCGCATGAGGAGTGTCAATTTGTGGAGTATCGCCGTGTCTGCTAGTTCTTTTCACAGCGGTTACTGAACCGACTTGATCAAAGAAAGCATTCTTACCTACGACACTTTCAAGACGAACTTTGTCTCTTAATAACGATCCCATTTGTTGAGATAGCATTTGTACGTTAGCTGAATACTGTTGTACAAAAGCTGTTGTTACTTGATTAGACATATTTGTCTCTCCATTTGTTAAAGTTAAATTAACCTACACCCTGTAAGTTAATAAAATAAAACAGAGAGGTTCTCCGTCAGAATTGACAGGCATCTCTTGCATTTAAGGTCTGTTAGACCGCAGTCTATTCCTTGCTGTCAGTAGGGTTCTTGCGAATTGTCCTACCTTTGCTAGACGAATTTTTATTCGTCTTACAAATCCATGTATAGTATTCGTCAGCGATTGGCAAGGGATTAGCTTTCTGAAATTCAGTGCCATTCTCCTTAACCAATCGTAAGACTTCTAATCTAAGTTCTTTTTCGGATAGATTATTATTTTCCGCCATGTAACATTTCTCTCATGGTATAAACTTGTTGTACCATTTTGCTATGATCTGGATGGGTTTTATTCCAATAAGGTCCTGATCTATCATTCACAATCTTAGAGATTTCTGTTTCTAAATCTCTGCCTTGATCAACTGTTTCTGATTCTGGTGTTGCCATTTTATCTTCAGATAAAAGTCCAGCAATCTTAGTAAAACCTTTAATCACGTCAGGATGATCTCCAAGTCGTGTACCATCTTTAAGTTGCATATCTAATACATCACCTGACATATTGGCTTTTGCAACTGAAGCGGCTTTCGTAATATTAGACTCATACTGTTTACCCCACTCTTGCCTTAGTTGTTGTTCAGCTTGAGCTTGTGCGGTTTCTGTATCAACTTTAAGTTGTTGCACAGAATTTTCAGAGTTCTGTTTATAGAAATCTAAAATAGCTTGTGCTTGTTTTTCATTCAAACCTGTTTTGTGTGCCACTTCTGCAAATGATTTAATTGCTTGTTCATCTACAGGAGCAACTTCAGATTTAAAATCTAGTTGATACTTATCAGGAGATTCAGGTCGTCCTAATTTAGAATACACTTCCTCCCACTGATCATCCGTAGAATTATTGTTAGGTACAGCAATCTTATCTGAACCAATCATCTTGGTTGCATTAATGTAAGACTTAGCAAGAGCATCAATCTCTGTAAACTTAGAAATGTTTGGATCGTTTCTAAATTCTTCAGAAATGGTTTCTTTCCAAGACTTTGCGGTTTGGACTGTGTTATCTGTAGTTGATGATACTAATGTATCTTTAGTTTCTGTAGATGTTGTTTCTTGTGGTGTTGTCTCTACAGGCGAAGAATTACTCTCCGTTATCTGCTCGTTTGACATTTTCATTTTCCTTTTGCAGCATTGATTTAATAAATAGAAGAACGCTGCGTTGTCCTTCCATATATGCACTCTCATGGCTATCGCCTTTGACATTCGTTGTAGACATGAAGTGACATCGCTTTTCAAGATCATTCATGACAAGTTTGCCTTGGTCTGATCCAAAAACTATTTTATAAACTTCTTTCAGTTTTTTTATATCAATCATAAAGATTAAGAGTTCGCTACTGCTTTAGCCTCTTCTGGTAATGCTTTTGCTAATGGTGCTACTTTTCCTCCAGCTTCAGCTGCTTGTTGTACCATTTGCATTTGTTGCATTGCCTGTTGTTGTTGTTCTTTTGCTTCTCTCTCTGAATTAACTTGAGATTGAGGTTTTAAAATTTTTTGTGGAACACCCACAATATCCATGAGGTGTTTAACCAGTTTATCAAAATTAATATAATCAAACACAGGAGCAACATTTGCTAATGATCCCATAATTTCAATTCCTCTCATAATCGCTTGTAGCTCTGTAGATTTTTGAGCTTTAGCAAGTGGTGATACATATTCAATTTCAATATCTCTTCCTGCTAAAAAGTCTGGTGCAGGTCTAAACATATTCTTTCTTAAACAAATATTAAATGCTCTATCAATTAAAGGCTTTAATAATTCTGATTGTAATCTTCCAAGTACCGGTCCTAATAATCTCATCTTCTCTTCGTTTCTTTGAATGACTTCTGTTGCTGTCATTTGAGGACCTTGTTGCATCATTAACTGATTGACATAGAATGCATTACGAATCGCATTACGTCTTTGTTCTTCCATATTTAAACCTAGTGGATTGTTTGCACCAATGTTTAAAGGTTCAATTCTATCTCTTGTACCTGATCTATAAAAGTTAAGTCCACCCGGTACTGTTCTTACCGGTAACATAAATCCATCATCAGGAACTAGCAAAGGTGGATCAACTTGTTTCTGTGCTGCTTTGATTGTTGTCTTAGACATTTCATTAAGCATCTTCACATCAGGAAGTGCAGTCATGGCTGGTGATCTTCCATAGATCTCGTGCGATGCTTTTAAATATCTTGGAACAACAAAAGGAAATTCTCTAAATCCTGATACCGATAACTCTTCTCCTTTGGCAGTCATGTAAACCGATTCAAATGGCATATTCTTTTGATCTTGTTTTCTGACATCAAAGTCTGCTCTTGGATAAACCGCATGAAGTATATCTACTTCTTCGTATGGATCTTTTTTATTTAAAACTTCAAAGCTAGGACTTGTTCCAAACTTTTGAATAGCGGCTCTTACTGAAAGTTTAAATTTTCTAAAGACCGTATCAATTCTACCTTTATCATTTTCAGCAATAAAGATTTCATTAATGTGTCGTGTTGAGAATTTTAAAATATCTTCTTCATCTTCTTCAATAAACATAGCAGCTGTACCAAAGGTAATCAGATCATGGTACAATTCAAAAATTTCTTGTTGAAAGTTAGAACGATTAAATGCGGTATACATCGTTTCCGTTGCAGACTCTAACCATTCTTTTGCTTCATCTTCAAAATCCATATCCTCTTCTTTAAATCGTAAAGAG